TGCGCTGTGTGCGTTTTCCAGTTTTTTGCCGGTGTAGTATTCGTAGGCTTCTATTAATTTAGGCGGCTTCTTCATGCCCATGGCCGATCTGGACAGCCACATCGTGCAATCGTGAGAATCCTTGTCAGCCCATGCGTCCTGTTCGGCTCTGGTGCCGAAGCGCTTGGCTGCAATGCGCAATAAGCGCTGGTCAAAGGTGCGATTGTGTGCAATGCGAAGTTTGCCGCCCCATAGGCTCATAAAGATGGCGTAGGCTTCGGCTTCTGGTACGCCGTGCTGTAGCGCGTAGTCGGTGGTTATGCCGTGTATGTCGGAGGTTTCCTGGGGAATCTCCCAGCCGTCAGGGCGCACCGTCAGATCAATACTGGCGATGACCTTGCGCGTTTCGGTATTGGCAACCAGTGCCGCGATCTGGACGAGGTGCGGCTGACTTGGGTCACCGGAAGGTTGCTTCCAGTTCGGCAGACCAGTGGTTTCACAATCGTAAGCGATGACGTACTTATCGAGTTTTTTAAGCATTATGCGGCTCCTTGTTCTTTATCGACGGATAGGAAATCAACCTGAACATTGCCCGGGGATTCGATGAAGGCGCGGAACTGCTGGCGAATGTCGCTCAGGCTCATGCCAGCGGGCAGGGTGGCGGTCATGGTCACGGTCAGCGAATAGGTTTCACTGGCGGCAGGCGATTCAGATCCTTCCCGTGCGATGGGTTTCACTCGTGGCGCTGGCGCTTGTACTTGGGGCTGCGGTTTCTGAGCTTGAGGCTCTGGTTGGCTTTCCCACGGCTCTACTTGTTGCGGCTCGTTGGCTGCCTGTTGCTCAATTCGGGCCGCTTCATCGGCTTGCCGGCTCTGTTCTTCGATGCGCTGCTTGTCGGCCATTTCTGCCTGTGCAGCGGCTACTTTGGCGTCGGCTTGCTGTTGAGCCTTGCGCTCCATGGCTTCACGCGCTTGGCGGTCACGGGCAATCTCTGCGGTAATCAGCTGGTCCAACTTGGCGGTGTACGCTTCTTCGCTGGCCTGCAGGAAGCCTTCAACGTGTACGCGGGTCAGCGGTACGGCCAAGCCGGCTTTGTAGCTTGCGTTTTCCAGCTCCAGCAACCGGCGGTCCACGTTCTGCTGCAGCGCCAGCTCTTGATTCACGCGATCGCTCACCGACTGGCACACTTTGTTGGTGGCGCGGCCAGTGGCGGTCATGCCGGCCAGCTTCACAAGATCTGAAATATCTGACGCAGCACCGTAAAACTCGGTTTGCAGCTTTGCGTCAATTCGCAGCCGGTCACGGCGTCCGGTCAGTTCCGTGCGCAGCTCGTCTAGGCGCACACTTTCAAAGCGGGCCACCTGATCCAGAATCGCCTGGCGATCATCTTTTGCCATTTGAATGCACGATTTCATATTGTCGTCAGCGGTTTTAATCGGCGCAGACACAAACTTAATGGCGGTTTTTCGCCTGTCGTCCAGGTCGTTTATGAGTTTGTTAATTTCGGTAGCCGTGGCCTTTGCCTCTTTTACCGTGTCGACAGTGACCAGCGTTCGGTAACTTTCAAGGTGCGCGTCCAGCTCGGCTTTAAACGACAGGTAATCAAAGTCGATGGCGGCGGGTGTGCTGTCAAACTCCATGCTTTTAAGGCTTAGGATGCTCATGCTGTAATTCCTGTCATAAAGACGTTAACGGGTTCGCTGATTTTCGCCGGCGGCGCGGGTGCTGGCTCGGCTTTCGCGTGTTCTGGATCTATGGCGGAGCCCATGCCGACGTTGGTTTCTGCGGCCAGAATTTTGGCTTTGCAGTATTCGACGTAGCGATCAAAAGCCACTACATCGGCTTCCAGCGCTGCAATGTATTCATCGTCACGGGCAACGTGGTGAAGTATCAGATCCTTGCCGGCCTCTTTGAGGTCAGGGCAGTACAGCCCGTAATGCCACCACTTGCGGCCTGTAATCCACATGCCGCCCTGCATTTGATCCATAAACTCGGATAGATCCTGCTCGACAATGACCTGACGCATACGCGCCGGATCAACAAGGCACTTGTACTCAGATCCACCCTCTGGCGCTATAAGGCCGTCAGCGCTGGCTCCGAAGCGGCCACACTTGGATTTCACAAAGCCGGCTTGCTCGATCATTACGCCGATACGCTGCTCATGCAGTAGGCGAGCCTCCGGCTCCAGCTCGTTACCGCGCTTCATTGCCCATGTGCTAAACCCGCCGTCCAGCGGCAACCCGGTAATCCGCTCGACGGCGAGCCGGAATGCGTAATCCTTAGCGGCACTGGTGTAGTCGCCCACTTTCTCGCCGGCAAGCGCCCGCTCGATCCGTGCCGATTTCGGCTTTGCCTTGTACTTGGCCTTTTCCATGGCGTCGGCCTGGCTCATGTTGTCCAGCCGGATAGCATTCACGTAGGCCTGCATCTGCTCGGTGAGGCCATCCACAACCTTGCGGATTTCGGAATACAGACTGGCGGTGACAACGCCGGCACGGGATTGGTGCCAAATCTTTCCGCCTTGCTCGCAATCAATGATTTGAAAGTCGTTCACTGCTGCTGCTCCCGCTTCGCTTTGTTATCGGCGGTGTTGCTAAGGTGCTGCATTGCGCCTTTAAAGCGACTGCCATCCAGATCGGCAATAGCGTTAATGCTTGCTGACTCGCAAAAGCGCTCAGAGGTAATGCCGGCCTTCTTAATGGCGCCCGTCAGCGCGACTACTTGCGACTCATCCAGCCCGCTCGCCTTTCTGTCTTGAGTTGTCTGAGGTGCTGAATCCTTGCGCTGCTGAACGGCCTCCTCCACTCTCGGGTCGGGCTCTCGCTCGCTGCCTTGGCCGTCGTCGTCTTGTTCGTCGGTAGCCATACCCGTTGCGGCCAGTAGTGTGTAGCGCTGCAGGTAGGTGACAGTTGAGCCAATGGCCTGAATGAAGTTCTTGCCACCGGACTGGTCGGCGGCTGATTGCAGCGAGGTTTCTTCGCTGTGACCGTGATCGTGCGTAAGAATGCACGTAACGCGAATCGAGCCGTTATCGCTCTGATGTGTGCGCCAGCTGTATGACACGCCGACTCTGCCTAGCCCCTCGCCAATAAGGTCGCATATGTGCCCAAGGCTGGCGTGTCTGTATGCCGTTGTTCCTTTCGATGTCTCGTAGTTGACAGAGCGGTTCTTGGTTATCTTCGGCGGATTCGCTTTGAATTTGTTCACTGCGCAAATGAACGATTTTTTTGCCTCGGCTTTCTCCCACCGCTCCTGTAAATCCATCAACTTCTCAAGCTGGGCCATATCGGCCCCTCGCTCTAACGCCAGTGCCAGCATTTGCGGGGGAGTGACGCCAATCGTGGGTAGCGACCGGATAGGCTCGTGTGCGTCATTGGATAATTCGGTTGTTACCGCTCTTGCCGTTTCAGTAGTCATTTTCAAAGTCTCCCTTAAATTCGCCCGCGCGTTCGTCAACAACTTCCTGGGCAATCTCGGTAATGATGCGTTTTAGGCGAATACCGCCAAGCCCTGAATTGACCATGCACAGCCTTAATCCGGTTTCTAGCTGCTCGTCGCGGAAAAAGAGGTTGTTCATCACGGTTTCGAACTCAAGCGTTAAGTGTTCGTTAACTGACACTTTGTTGCCTGCAGCAAGCTGTTCGGCCAGATCCGCTCGCTCGTCTTTAAAGCGTTGCTCTGCGTAGTCCTCTCGGGCCTGACGCTCACCTTCTTCGTCTGCGTGGCGGTCAATGTCACGTTCAACGGCTCCCATGGGGTAGCTCCTTTAGTTTGTCTTTGCAGATTTCACCGGCTTGCTTGCAGGCGTCCACTTCGAACCAGCTCCAATGACACTCGGAAACAGGTATGCCCATGGCGTCAGCCAGCCATTGATAGGCTTCGCTTCGCTTAGTTCCGGTCTCATCCAGAACGGCGTTAAAGTGTTGCTTGTTGTCGCGCCTCGCCCACCGCAAGGCCTCATTGGCCAGGGTGCCAAGGGGTAAGTCAGTGCCTTCGTGAATGCCCACGTATGCGCCGCAGTCGTCGCACAGGTACACGTATGGCCAGGAACCATAAGAGCGCCCACCGTAGATTTCCTCGTGACCGGCAATGAAAACCCGCGACTCAGGCCCGCAGTAGCGGCAAGTGTTCGGCTTCGGCAACCGATCCTTAACGCGCTTGAGCGCTTTACGGCCAACGGCGCGCAGTGGGTGAGGGGCTTCTAGTGGTTCGAGAAAGTATGCGCGGGGGTCTATATTGCTCATAGTCGCGCTCCTTCTTGCTGTGTAAGCTCGAAAGTTGGATGTGATTGGCGGCGCTCAAATGACGCCATTAGAGAATCAACAGACCGGATATAGCCGAAGCTAAAGCAGTGATGTATCACACTGATCCCGCCTCTCTGGCCTGTCTTTTGGCTTATTGCTGCACGATGGGTTTTGACGGTGTTTGGCGAAACATGGTTGGCTCTAGCCGCTTGCTCAACGGTTAGGCCAGCCCGCCAGGACAGTAGTTCGCGGGATTCAGCGGCGGAGAATAATCCGTCACTGTCTACAAGGTAGGTTTTTTGCTTCGGTGATTGTGTAGTCATACATTGATCCCTCCAAGGTCAGGAGTAATGTACGACTACATAGAGGAAAATTCAAGTAAAACTATACTCAATTGCGGTTAAAAGATTTCTTAGGCGGTTTTTAGCTTGTCGCACTGATCTTGGATCTTGTGCAGCCGGGTTAGGCCCGACTCCATCAGGAACGATCCAATGTACTCTCCGTCATTAACGGTCAGGTTTTCAGGCACCATTAGGTGCCTCAAGATTATCTCAATATTTTCGAGCTCATTTTCAATAATGCTTATTGGTTTTGATTCGCTCATTAAGAGGCGATCCTGTGTTTGGGCATGGCCGCGTTATAGCGGTAAAAATCTGGCGAAGCTATCGGGTGATGGGTGATGGGTGATGGGTGATGGGAGCGGTTAACCTTACAATACATAATGGTGCCGCGCTGTTAAATCATGTGAACTATTTACTTCTTTTCCAGATTGCTGAAATCTGATATTAGTTCAATCACCTGCCTTTTTCTATACTCCGAAAGTTGAGCGAAGTTCTCGATCATAATCCCTACCTGGCGATCCGTCAGGGCCTCATCGGTAACACCGTCCAGCAGCAAGATCGCCGGATGCAATCTAAAGCAGGTTGCAACGGCTTCCACTGTTGCCAGTTTGGGCGACATTGGCGATGCCGGCGATTCCAGATTTGAAATTGTTTTCTGAGATAGCCCCGCCATTACCGCTATCTCTCTTTGAGTTTTGCGCTTCAATACACGGAGTCGGCGAGCGTTATTTGCCAGTACCGCCTGTAATTTTCTATCCATTGGTCTGTGCCCTTTATTCCCTGATGCGCCGGTTGGCGCGGCTTTTGTTTCTTTTTACTCCTGCCTGCATCCAAGTGCGCACAGTTTAATACTTGCAGTAAGTAATCGGTGGGATGTATATTGAGTAAAGTTTTACTAAATGAGGCACGAAAATGGACGAATGCGAAATGATGGACGAGTTGCGCCTTGGCTTGGAGAGGGCTCACAAAACCCGAGGCAAAGTAAAAGCGATTGCCGTGCTGGTAGGCATTCATCCATCCACGGTGTTCAAGGTTATGAGCGGGAATACAAATGGCTTTGGCGTACCAAATTATCAACGCCTGTGGGCTCAGCTTTATCGGGAGGGCCATGTTGATCGCACCATTAAGTTTCCGATTCCAATAGCAGTAAGTATGACGGCCAGGGCCGGTCAAGTGATCGCCTGATTGGGTGATTTTTGAGCAGCACCGAATGGCTCACGTTACGAGCCCGTATCCGGAAGGGTTCTGGGAAAGCAGGGCTGATGTATTCCTCGAAGCACGGGCTAACGCCTCGAAATACGGGAACGAGATAACCCATAAACAGCTTGGAGTACCAGAGCCTTTCGCGGATGTGAAAGCATCACAGCAATGACATTTGCTGAACTTGTCGCCCTGGTCATGGCGTAAAACTGGCCTTAAACCAAGAGAGAGGTCAAGAGCATGACGCAAGATTACGAGAACAAAGCAGCTGACCGAACTCTATAGCGAGGTAGCGCAATTCGTTATTGAAGAACAGCAGCGCCTGCGGAAGCTGCAGCGCGAAAGCACGTTGCCGCGCCTGGCGATGAAATACGGGGAGCGCCAGATTGACATCGTTGCCGAGCTTGAGCGCATGGGGGTGGAGGCATGAAGCCTATCAAAAAGACCGTGACCACGACTTATACGCCGGAGTGGATAAAGCAAGATTTC